CTAATGTCAGCAATTATTGGACTATACTTTGGTGGAAGTTTAGTTAAAAAATAATGAAAGTATCTGAACACACAAATGTACAGATGCCACTCAAGACGGTTGTCAGTCTCATCACATTGGTCGCTATAGGAACATGGGCTTACTTTGGATTAATTCAAAGAATTACGGAGCTGGAAACATCAAAGCAATTAATGGAAGCAGATTTATTAAAAAAAGCTGAGCAAACACCTGTGGATATGGAGCAGTCAATGATTCTGGAATGGCTTGGCACTAAAAATGCTACGATGGAAGCAGAACTTGAGTCGATGATGCATAATAAAGTGAATATCGAGTTCCTAAAAGAGCAGGTAACGAAAATGCAGAAGGACGTGGAACTGCTCAAGGACAAAGTTAGAGCCAATGGAGAACCCCAATGAAAATTGTTGCTGTTATAATTTTATTTGTATTTGGAAACATGAATGATCAGGAAACGCAAATGACACAGTATATTCCTATGGCTAATGCTGGTGAATGTTTATACGAAAAAAGAATGCTAAAGAAAAATAAAGATTTTCCTAAAGACGCTTTTTGTGGTCCTGCTTATGTAGAAATAAGTGAGGATGGAGAAGTGTTAAAATTATATAATGAAATACCAGAGGGTGCTAACTTAGTTGATGAAAAAATATCTAAGGAAGCAATGAAAGCTTGGACATTAAGAGCAAGGGAAAAATGGAACCAGTAACTATCGCTTATATTTGTTTTGCTGCTTTATGGATTGCAGGCGCAATAACCTATTTATAAAAAATGGCTCAGATTACTACAAGGAGTGACTATTTTACTCCTATAAAGAAAAGAACAAGTATAGGAAATTCTTCAAGATCTAAACCTAAAAATAAACATAAATTAAAATCATGGAAAAAATACAACCGACAAGGGAAGAGATAATAGAAGATGTTAGGCTCTGGTCAAAACATTTTTTAGAAGTTCCTAATATTCACTTAGGAGGTTTTCCTGCTTGCCCTTTTGCTAAAAAAGCATGGCTAGATAAAAAAGTTTGGGTAGAGGTAAAAACCAAAGGATCTACTTATAAAAAAGAATTAAACACACACATAGATAATTTAAACTTTAATATTAAAGAAATTTTAATATTTTGCGATCCTTATTATAGTTATTCTCCTGATGAGCTTCATTTAGCCACAGAAGAGTACAATTATTGGCATAATAAAGATGATATCTACTTTATGAGTTTTCATCCTTCAAACCCAGCAACCCCCAAAGATCAAGAGTTTTTAGTTAACCCTGAAGGAGAGGCACCAAAAATTTTAAGTAACCTTAAATATTCTATGATGTTAGTACAAAAGTTCTCGCAATTACAGCAAGCTTCTGATAAATTACATAAACAAGGTTATTATAGGGAATGGCCTAAAGGATATTATCGAGACGTCGTAGTATCTAGAGAAGATAAATACAAAAAGATCAATGGAGGTCTATCATGATGGGCAAGAAAAAAATTGCAAAAAAACGAGGTGGCGGTGCCATGAATCAACATAAAAGAATGGCTATAGGTTTAAAAGACGGTGGTCCAGTTGGTAAGAAAAAACAAGGCTATAAAGATAGAAAAGATGAATCTATCGCTATGCGTATTAAAAAGAAAAGAACTAAAAAACAATTAAAAGCTAGTAGAGATGAGTCTTACGGTAAATTTGGAAGTGGAAAAGGCAAAGGAGTTATCAATAAACGTGGTGGCGGAGTCGCTAAACGTGGTATGGGCCTTGCAAAATAATTAAATGCCCACTTATTCCAGCACAGCGGATTTTAATTTATCCATTGATGAGATAGTTGAAGAGGCTTTTGAACGATGCGGTTTGCAAAATCGTACTGGTTATCAACTTAAAACCGCTCGTCGTTCATTAAATCTTTTATTAGCCGAATGGTCTAATAGAGGTTTAAATTTATGGACGATTCAAAAACAAACAGCAGCTCTTGCGGCAGATGTTATTTCATTAAGTGGAACTAGTTTATATGGAACAGGAGCAGATGATGCTTCTCAAATTGTAGAAATAACAGACATGGTTATTCGTGATTCTAGTAATAACGAATATTCGTGTTCTCCTATTAGTCGTGCTACTTATTTAAACTATACAGTAAAAACTTCTGGTGGAAGACCTACTCAATATTATTTTGAAAAAACAATTAATCCTACTTTGTATTTATATCCAGCGGCAGATGCCGCATATACAGTTGTTTATTATGCAATGTTAAGAATGAAAGATTCTGGGGCTTATACGAATAATAATGAAATACCTTTTTCTTTTTTACCGTGTTTAACTGCTGGATTAGCTTATTATCTTTCTTTAAAATATGCACCTGATAGATCTCAGGTTTTAAAAATAGCATATGAAGAAGAATTTAAAAGAGCTGCAGATACTAATAGAGGAAATGTTAGTTCTCATTTTGTACCACATCTTAATATAACTACAGGAACTTATTAATGGCTAGATATGCACCAGGACAATTTGCTTTACGAATTTCTGATCGTGATGGACAGGCTTATCCTTATAATGAAATGGTTCAAGAATGGACGGGAGCTTGGGTTCATATTTCAGAATATGAGCCTAAATCTCCTTTATTAAATCCTAAAAATCATCCTACAGATGCACAATCATTACAACATGCTAAACCACAAGTAGTTAGTGTCACTATACCTCTTGGAGGTGTTTATATTGATCCAGCAATAGGGCAAAATATTTTTGATACACAAATGCAAACTATTCAGCAATGGAATCCAATTCCTGCGCCAGGAGCCTATGAAACTGTACAGGTAAGAACAATGAAACCTTTAAGTGGAAGTTCACAAGCTAATCAAGACACAAAAATGAATACTCAATTAGGAACAGTAACGGTGGCAATATCATGACAACTTTTGCAGAATTACAAACACAAATTAGAAGTTATACAGAAACATCTTCTGATGTTTTAACAGACACTATTGTGAATGATTTTATCTTACAAGCTGAACTTCGTATATTTAGAGAAGTAGATTTAGATGTTTTTAGGTCTTATCAATTTACAACTTTAAGTGTAGGGAATGAATTTATTGTATTACCAGGAGCTACTCCTAGCACCATGTCATTTGTTCGTACCGCATCTATCTATCCAACTTCTGGAAGTGATGCAAATGTAAGAACTTATTTAGTGCAAAAAGATATTAGTTATATGACTGAATATTGGCCTAACAGAACCACTCAAGGTAAACCAAAATACTATGCTATGTGGGATCAAAATACATTATATGTTGCACCAACAC